TTTAGAAAATTTCTTGCCTTTATCGGCAGTTACAAAGTCTTTACCCACTGACATGGGCACTCCGGCTTTCTTAGCGAACGATGGCGAATTAGCTATCGCGGCCATGAAATTATGTTGAGCTTTACTTTTACTTGGCATTATCGTCCTTGCCGAATAAGCTGGTCAATTTTTTCTTCAAGCTTGTTAAAGCGTTGGTCAATATGACTTGTAATGCGGTCAACTTCTGCTTGAGTAACGTTATCACGTGCTACCTCCTCACGAGTTTTGTTCAACAGGATCGTGACACGTGCCAGTTCCCTGAACTTTTCGTTCATCATGTAACCTAACAATCCAATCACTAAAGATAGGATGGCAGACCAAGCGGTATTGAGATCTAACAATTCCATGCCCTCAATGCTTTATTGATCCGTGAATCCGGGTCGTTTGCCGTCTTTGCACTTGTCAGCTTCTTCTTCATGCCACTCATCCTTGCACAGAAAGAGTCGCGCCGTGAGCCGCCTTCCGGCTGGGGAGGTTTCAAGTTCATGCCTTGCGCTTTCGCAGAGGCTCGACCTTTGGCGTTCAAGCCGCCCTTCTCGGACTTGCCTTCTTTCCTCTGCCATGCTGGACTCTTAGCCATAATAAATCTGCACTGAATCAATAGCAGTCATCAGTGCATAAATACCTTGAGTAGCTAACACACCTTCGCCCGGAATAACGGGTGCATTACTAAAAGTATCAGTGCCGTCTATTTCGTAAGTCATCAGCCACCGACCGCCGCCACTTACATACGAAGCCGCAGTAGAAGTAATTGTTCCGGTGTTAATGTCTGTTAGCGTAAATGTATCCGCGCCTGTGCGAGTGATAGTGTAATTTCCATCAGTTGCTGATTGACTTGTATTGCTGTCAAAGTGAATACCAACAACAGCGCCTGTAGACAAGCCGTGAGCAGTCTTTGTCACCGTCACAGTTGTACCAGAGCGAGCATAAGTAACACTAGCCGTTACAGGTACAGAAGCGGTATCAAACAACACTAAAGTGCCATCCGTGCCAGAACCAAAAAACGAAATGCCTTTAACGCGATTTCGTCCAAGAACAAAAAAACCACTTTGGTTTAAATGCCCTTGCTTAACGTCAGTTTGCATCATAATCAATCTCCTTTAAAAAAGGGGCCGAAGCCCCTTGGGTTGATTAGGAATCTGCGAAAGGTGTGGCGACAATGCCAGAACCAAGCAATTGGCCTTGAACCATGTATTTGTTAGCTGCAATTGCAACGATCTGAATACATGTTCCTGCCACGCCACCAGTTGTTGTGCCGTTCAAGTTAATAAAGTCGTTAGATGCTCCGGCTGTAAAGCCAACAACTGCGCCAGAAGAATCTGTGTCTACAGAAATCAAAGAACCAACAAATTTGTCAGTGCCGTTAGTACCAATCTTTAATGAGCTTGTAGAGATGGTAGTAGGAACCCAGATCGTGTAAACAACGCCTTCATTGTTAGCTGTGCTTGGGTCTTGACCGGGGCCAGAGGTAACAGAGTTTGCTGATACGTTAATTGCTGGCAATGTCAAAGTCAGAGCAGCAGCCAAAGAACCACCAACTGCGATGATACGACCGCCGTGAGCTTCTGGGCTTAATGTGGTGCTTGTTGTGATGTCAACAATAGACGCTGGGCCTTGTTGATAAATGCCGCCCAATGAACGAACTGGGCCTTGAAACGTAGTGCGTGCCATGATGTATTCCTTACATGCAAGTTGGGGTGTTCTGTCTGCATGTCGTCAGCCGGGACTGTCAGAACACCGGATAAGCCCGGATTAAAAGCAATATACAACAAAAGAAAAGGGGGCACAAGGCCCCCCTTCAAATATTTCCGAAGAAATATTAGGCTCCGGGTGAACCGAAGATACCCAGTGGGTCAGACACGCCGAAGCTGTAACGCTCACGGGCTTTGTAACGAACGTTACCTGTGTCGAAATCACCGTCCATGCTGGTAGACATGGGGGTACGGATGAAGTGCTTCAGACCGTTAGGCACATCAGTCAACAGGAACCAAGCATTGGTATCTGTCAAGTAGTGGTTAACGCAGTAGCCATCAGGGATAGAACCGTTGTTCTTCAACGCGTTGATGTCATTGTCAGCAGTAGAAACACGGAGTTCGGTTTCAAGCAGACGAGTGGCAACGAATTGCAGAGCAGGTGGAATCACCAACTTCTTAGGCTTAGCAGCGATCAACAAGCTACGCTCATCTGTCCAAGCAGCGATCTGAATAACAGCGTTTTCCAACGATGTTTCGTTCAAGTCTGAAGGAGTAGAAGGAGTGTTGCTGTTAGTACCACCGGAAACCAAGGGGTGAGCAGTGTTACACAAAGTAACGCCGTCACCGTAGGTGATGCCTGAGCCAGAAAAAGCGTTGTTCAGGACAAAAGCGGCCTTAACTTGCTTTGTGTAAGCCATACCGCGGGCCAAAGCCTTGGTATAACGTGAAGACAGGCTGTCGTACAAGTTATCTTCCACAGCTTCCTCTGTGATGGCAAAGCCCATCGCAATGGTTTCGTGGGTGTAACGTGCAGTGAAAGCTTCCTGTGCATTGTCATAAGCGATGGCAGAGCCCTCGTTCTTAACAGGTGCAGCAGCAAAGCCAGACAGCTTTGTCTCTTCTTCGAAGCTACGCTCAGATGACTCTGTTTCGTAGATTTCTTTGTGCTCTTCGCCGTATTTAGCGTACTCAAGACCGAACAATGCGTTCAAGCCGGGGAGCAATTCTTTGAGCAGTTGTGCGCGTGAAATAGCCATGATTTAGCTCCTTAGATGCCAACGGCGTTAGTAAAAGCGGAAGCGCCGGGATTGAACTTAACAAACACTTCAGTGTAAGTATCAGTCAATGGGGAAGCGAAACCAATAATCTTAAACGCAGCGGCAGTAGTAACTACTGTGCTTTCCAAGGCGCTGGTAGAGTTACCTGTACGGGTGTTACCTGTAGAAGTAGACTGTGCAGCAGCAAAGAAAGTGTTTGCGCCAAGAGCGGCTTGAGTAACTTGACCATCAAGCTGAGCTTGGAAAGTCACGTTAGGGTCAGTGATAACGTAGGCTGTAATAGGGCCGCCGTTAGCTGTACCAGAAGGATAGTACTGACCGTAGATCTGCTGGCCTTGTGAGTTGATGTAAGAACAACCAACAAACACGCCCCAAGCACCCATACTGTCACCACCAAGGTTATTGGTAGTTAAGTCTGCGCCGGTAGCGGTGGACAGAGCGATATAACCGTCAGCACCGATGATAACAACTTGACCATAAAACAGGTTAGTCGCTTCACCAGCGGGGTCGATTAGGAACTGACTCGTAGCGCCAGCATAGGGCATGCCGTCGTTACGGTTAATGGCTTTTAGGCCATAGGGGGTATTGGTCATTGACATTTAAGTCTCCAAAAAAATTAAGTACCTTTTCCGAAAGTGACCGTGGACTTACGTTCTTTGAACATAGGCATCCTTGGATCATTTTCGCGCATGTAAGTGTTGTCCACTGACTGCATTTGTGCTTCCGCTTGATTGCGATAGTACGAATTGCGTTGTTCAGTAAATTCCACAGGTGTTTTGCAAAGCAGCAAACCGCCCACTTCAACGCTGTCTGGGAATCTCGCGTTATTGCTAGAACCAAACATGCGAATCTCGGGGTGGTCAGAAGCCCTAACAGGTTCCCAGCCTTCGCGTAACTTTCCAGAAATGTTAGTGGCGTCGTCTTTACCCAACGATGCAATCCTGATCCAGCGATACGCATAGCCAGCTTCCGGTTTGGGATCTGGCAGAAGTTGTGGGGGCATCCACTGTTTTGGGCGCTCCACACTTTCGCGGGTATCAAGTTCACGAGTCATACGGTTAGATTTTTCCATTTTCATTTCCTCATTTCTTCAGCAACCTTACGGGCGTATAGTTCCAGTGGAACTCCCAACCGCTTGGCGAGATTCACCTGTGTTTGCGTAAGCACGATCTTTTTAGGCGCTGTGCTACGGGTTGCAGGTGCAACAACGTTGGATTTAGTGCGTTGAGGTTTCGCATCAACGGACTCTTCGGCTCCAAACTGATCCGAGAATCTTTCCCTAATGTCAGCGTTAATACGTCGATAGTATTCATCGCTGCCACTTGGTATTCCTTCGCTCACCAAGTCTTCATGCAAGCCTAGGGCATAGGCCGTCATTCTCTTGTTGCTTCCAAACCACTGATTTTGGTCTTGCCATGCAAGTAGTTTTTCATCAACAGGAGCAGCTCTGGTGGGCTGTTGATTGATTTGTACAGGAGTTTCTTCTTCCTGTAAAGGGGTAGGTTTGAAATTATTTACTTTATCTGCACGGATCTTTGCGATAGTGAGTGCTTCTTGAGCCTCAACTAACTTGTCAGAATCCCCAGATTCGTAAGCTTCTTTGTACATGCGCTTAGCGGTCTCGACCTCGTTAGAGACTACGCGTTTGGCCTGCTCCAAGAGAGCTGTCTGGTTCTGATTGACAGAACCTTTGAGTCTTTTGTTCTCCTCAAGCACTGCCTGAGCCAGTTTAAAAGCCTCTTCTTTCTCACGTTCAGCTGTCTCTTTTGCGCGACGCTCTTCGTGATAGCCCTTGGTAAAGTGCTTGATACGCTTTTGTACGCTCTCGTCGTATTTGGCCAACTCCTCGTCTGTTACCTCTTTGGGAGGCTCAGCCATGGGCTTGCGGCCACGGTCTTCAGCGGGGGTGTCATCTACGACTTCAATCTCGGGCGTACCTTCGCCTTCAACTTCAAAGTCAACCTTTTCCTCAACCTTTTTGCTTTCAACTTCGTCGGGAAATTTAAATTCTTCTGTAGCCATGATTTACTCCTTAAGTTGGACGCTGGATACCACGAGGGTCTTGCACAACGGCTTGAACGGAATCATCATTGATGAGTCTCCACTCTGTACCATGAATCTTCATGCGGGTTCCCGTGTTAGGACGCACTAACACAAAGTCACCTACCTTGCAGCTCGGGCCAGATGGGAAACGGGTCGGATCCTTGAACGCATCAGGGCCAATCTTTGCAACAAACAACACGGGGGAGAGTAGCTCCTCGTGGTGCATCATGGTGGCTGTTTTGTATAACAAACCAGATTCACCTAACTCTTCTTCCGCCTTGGGCAACATACACAGTAAGTGGTACGTCGCTGGGTCCGGCACTTGTTTTGCTTTTTCTTCAGCGTTGGTATTGAGCACACCACTGAGATCAACCGCACTAACATCAAAGTCATTCATCTTCATATTCCTTAGTTTTTCGCACGAGGTCAGCAAGTTCATACTGCGCGGTTTGCAGACCTCGGATAGTCCCGCACAGTTCTTTGTAGTGATCGTGGGATTTAGCTCCACCACCACTGACAACATCAACTAACTGCTTGACATGCTCGTCAAGTTTTTTGTTTAACACCTCAAGCAAGTTAGCCATGATTACTCCTTATTACCTTGTAATAACCGTTGAATTCTGTCTAGATCAGCATGCTTCATTTTCTGTTCATGGACTTGCCCGCCGTGGGCCATCTTCTGCTGAACTTGAGCTTGTTGCTGCTGCATAGCTTGCTGCTGTTGAGCCTGCGCTTGCTGCAACTCCATCTGTTTAGCCGCCATCTCTAGAGCATGCAACTCTTGCGCTTGAGCAATCTCTTGCTGTAGTCGCATTGCAGCCATTTGTGGATCTTCACCAGTGCGAGCCGCGCTCTCTTGCGCCTTGAGTGACAACTCTTCAGCCTTGAGCTGTACGTCGCTCTTGGCTTTGAACGCCTTGATGTCAGCTTCTTGTTTCTTGATCTGAAGTTCAGCTTGTTGCATCTGAATGATCGGATCTTGAGCCTGCTGCATCGCTTGTTGCTGAGCTGCCTTGGCTTTATCCATCTGCAGGAGCTGCGTCGCAGCCTGAGCCACAAGTTTGGACACCTGCACTTCAACGTTGTTATCAAGCTGTGCATCTGGTGCTGGCAATGTTGCGCCCAACTGCTCCTGAACTTTCTGGCGGTACTGGAACGCCAAGTGTTCAGCAACGTGGGCCATGATCGCACCTTGCATCTGCTGAGCCATCGGACTCTGACCAATCTGACCCATGATCATGGGGTCCTGCATCATGCTGGTATGAACAGCGATGTGTGCATCGTGGTCCTGATGTATAAACGCCCTCGTGGGCTTGCCAGTCAGGAACGACATGTTCTCCGACACGGGATCACGCGGTGTCTGGTCATCATCTACCGGCACTAACTTATCCGCATTCTTGATACCCAGTACCTCGATCATCTGACGGTGCAACTGAGGCAAGTCATAAATCTGCGGAGCGCCTTGAGCCAACTGAATAACAGCCTGATACTGCATGATGCGCTGAGCCATCGTTGCGCTGTTGGGATCGCTGACTGGTATGACCGACACCAAGTCGTAGTCAGCCTGCTTCGCTTTTCTATCACCCTCAACTGGGTCGAAGCTGTACTCATCTGGTGTGTGATCACGGATGATGTCACGCAGCAGCTGGAACTCTTGCTTCATGCTGAAGTGAACACGAGCTTGGACCGCAGACATTGTCTTGAGTTGTCTCTCAAGCAAGGCAAGCGTTGTACCCACTGGCGCATTAGCAGACATATCACTGATGTTCATATCAGCGATTGAGCCCAGACGACGACCTTCTTCAGTCACTCTGTCTAACAAACCAGCAAGAACCTGCGATGGTTCTTTGTACGGCAGCGCCATGATGTTGTCACGCACTGAACCGCTTGGTACGTCTACATCACGGAACTCGCCGGGATTGATCGGGGTATCGTCATCCTTGATACGCAAGCCACGAGTCTTCAAGCCACCGGGCAAGTTAGACAGCGTACCAGCGTCAATTAATTGACGGATCAAGGAAGTACCTGCACGGGCATAACCACCGATCAAGTGGATTAAGCCAAGACCATAAGCACCGAAGCCGGGGACATATGTGTACTGCACAAAGTGCTGACGCTTTAGTTTGCGCTTGTCGTCCTCGTTCCAGTTACGTCTGATAGCAAGCACTGTATTAGTGCCGCGCTCGATTGTGATGATATACGGCAGAGCGATACCATCCTCATCTTCATAACCGGGCAGGTCATAGTCGATGTGCACTTCAAGGATCTGATAACGATCATCATCTGTCAGCGAGTAACCCTGATCTTCCGCTTTCTTTCTCTCTACATCCGTATGTATCGCAACCGGCTCACCCAAGTCTTCATCAACGTAGAAACCCGCAACCTGCAGTTTCTTCAACTCGTTCTTGGTCTTACGCATGACGTGAGTCAAACGTTCCGCAGTGGCCGCACTTGATGCGCCGTACGGAATAATGATGTCTTCAGCAGGGATAAACATCGCCACCTGACGATCAAGCGACGGATCAAAATAAACTTTCTTGAACGCAGCGCCCGCCAGTCCAAGGTTATACAACATGCGCTCATGCTCAGGGCGATACTCAGTCATCACCTCAGTGAGCTGGTAGTTCATGTCATCACGGACCCTTTCCGCCGCCTGCTCTTTAAGTTTATCAATTGCACCGACGATCTCGGTTTTGACCGGACCCTGAGCAGGGAACGTTTCAATGATAGTCTCGCTTTGGAACCGTACAGCAGCCTCTGTGAGTACCGTTGAGAAAACACCGCAAGCACCGAGCCACGGTTCAGTACGCTCTTCATACTTCATCCCCAAAACGTCTAGACCCTTGACATACATATCCACCCACTCTTTACGCGAGTTAATGTCAGCATCTACCATCTCAATAATGTCGCTAGCTACCTTAGCCAACTCAGCTTTGTCCATGTCCCCTGCTAAGTTAGCATCAAAGTCCTCGCTCTCTTCTTCGGGCATCAGGTCAATCTCCATGCCGTCAAGCCCGATGCGAACACCTTCTGGATCTTCGATCTCAATCTCAATCACGGGCTCATCACCCATATCTTCCAATGCACTTAAACCCAGTGGGGCCTGAGACAGTGAGGGGACCATATTCGTAGCCATTGTTTATCCTTAGTAAAACGCAGCTTTCTTGCTGCGGAAATATCTTGGTTCATCGGGCTCATCACTCGGCAACCGGAGGAACCCACCTTGGCGGAAACGCATCAACGCAAGTGTCGTCGCGTCAACTAAGTCGTCATGCTCGCCTGACGGAAACGCCGCAATCTCATCTACCAACTCTTCAGCCCAACGAGTCCGCGGTATCCATACTTTTCCCGATGCAATTATGTCCGATACTGAGTTCAAGCGGGCAATTTTGTCTTGGCCCTTACTGGGCGTGTACTCCTGCACAGGAATACCCATCGCCCTAAGCTCATATATAAGCGGAGCTCCCGTTGCTTTCTTCTCGATCAGCATCCCGTCGGGTTCCCACTCGTTATACGCCGCAAACACGTCTTTCTTCAGCTCCACCCACTCAACGCGTTTCTTATACACATCCAACAAAATAATATTGGCCGTAGAGTTGTCCTCGTCGTTCGTGAATACCCCCCACGTCGTGCCCGCTGAATAGTCAGCCCGGTTGTTCTTCTCAAACGCCGTGTCCCATGTCTGCAAAATGTAATCACATGTCGGTGGTTTCTCATCTTCCCACCACTTCCACCAGTCACGCTTAATAATCGCCGACTCATTACCAACCGGGTTCTGCTGATACTGGGCTTGCCACTTTGAGTTGGGCAGCTCCTCCCGCAGCGCCGTTAATTCCTCTAAAGACCAGAACTCCGGCCATAAGGGTTTACCCGAGGGCATGATGGCAGGAAACTCAATCACCTCCCACTGCTCGCCACCCCTCGCCGCCGCAGCTTTCAGCACCTGACCGGTCAAATCCCGCTGTGCCCAACGAGTCATCACGATCACGATCGCCCCGCCCGGCTGCAGACGCTGACGCGGACCTGACGTATACCACTCCGTCACCTTGTCAAACACATCTGGGTTACTCGCGGCGAGCGCAGCCTCTTGTTCTGAGTGCGGATCATCAATAATCAGCAGGTTTGCACCCTTACCGGTCACCGTACCACCCACACCAATCGCAAAATAATCACCACCCTTGCTGGTATTCCACCTTCCGGCAGCTTTTGAGTCCTGTTGGAGCTCTAAATTGGGAAAAATGTCCTTGTAAGTCTCAGAATCGACCAAATTTCGCACTTTTCGACCGAATCCGACCGCCAACTCACCCGTATTTGAGCTCTGGATGATCTTTTTATTAGGGTATTTACCTAGAAACCACGCCGGAAGGAGGTAACTTGCAAACTCTGACTTAGTATGACGGGGTGGCATGTTGATAATCAACCTTTTGCACTCCCCTTTAGCCACTCGCTCGAACGCTTTAGCCATAATCTTGTGGTGACGCCCGCCGATAAACTCTGGCCACACCCTATTTACAAACCCCATGAACGTATCTTGCGCAAGTTGCTTCTCTAGCATCTTCTCGCGGCGGGCTAAGTCTGCAAAGATGATATCTTTCTGGGTCGGAGACAACTTATCCAAGTTAGCAAGCAGAGCTTGAAACTCCGGATCTAGCTTTTCTACATCTTCCAGTTCGTCAGACATCTGACTCACCCTCTTTAGTATCTTCTTGGGTCTCTTCTTTCGGAGTCACATCCTCAATTACTTCAGGATCTTCAAACTCCCTTTTCATATCTAAATCCATAGCGGGCACGTCGATCGCATTCAACTTCATCATCTTGCGAATCTTGTCCTTGATGGCCTCATCAATATCCGACACGTTGTTATACGTAACAGTAATTTCTGTCTTCTCAGAAAACAGACCAACGTCACTGATTTTGCCTAGCATTTCTGCAGCTTTAATCTCAATTCTAGGATCTCCGCACCCTGCTAAATCAAGTAGTTTGTTAGTAACTACTAACCGCAATTCTGCAGCATCCGCAACAATAGGATTGTTGTACTCTTTCAGCATAGTACCTATACGCTGGGCGACAGGCATGGACTGTAGTTTTGTGGATACAGTATGTTGAACTTTTTCGGGATGTATACGTGGTCTGCCGCGTTTGGGCTTTTCTGTCATAGCATCTTCAAACTGCTGCTTAGCTATCTCAGAGAATTCTTGGAATACTTCGCCCGCTTGAACTTCCGTTTCTGGCGTTTCTTCGACGACTGCGCCTAGCCCCTTGATGAAGGCAGCTGTATTAGCGGCTAACTGCATGTTCTCACGCAGTGTCGTTGGTTCTTCCGAGTCCAGATTGTCTGGAAACGGGATCGTTTTGTCCGGTTCTATTCTGATGGTCATAGAGGAAAGAGCGCTCCATGGTTAATGCGAGCGTAGCCCGCTTCGCCCGCGAACTGTAGCAGAAAATATATACCCCGTGCAAGTTTATTTGTGGGTCCCCTTACCGGGGGGTCTTCCTATAGCGAGGGGGTGGGGTCTGCAATCCCAGAAATTTTAATTTTTGCTCCCCCACTGTGCAACACACTGTGTATATCCTGGCTAGGGTGGTGTTCTCCAATCTTGGGGGTGCCTACCCAGTGGGTCAACGCCAACGGCTTTTTTGTTTTACATAGGTCTCTCCGGCGCGAGAGGATTTTTTTTCGAACTACGAGGTCTAGCCGGAGGCGAGTCGATTTTTTTTTCGGGATTTTTCCATTTTTTAGAATGAGAAACCCGTGTGGAGTTTCACCCCTTTTTCTACCCATTGGTTAATATACATCATCGACAGATTGATGGTCTGGCGATACGAGGCGCTGACATTCTGTCGGTGTTTCGTTGGGTGTTTTACCCTTCCATTTATTTCGGAGATTACATCATGGCAACTACTGCTACTGTTGCGACATCTGCTGTCGCTGTTGAAACCATCAAGGGTTTCGCTTCCATTGATCAAGCCCGTGAGACTCTGTTTCAACTTGGCTCAGAGACTCGTGCGGCTGAGATTCTCATGGCTCAGGGCAAAAATGCGTTGGATACTCTAGACGCAAATTTGTTTGGCATCATCAAGGACTTGTCTTATATCGAGTTCATGAAGGTGCGTGAGTTTCATGTGGCGGGCTCGGTCGACAAGTTGGACTCGGTTGATGCGGCTCAGAAGCGTTGGGAACGACAAGTTAACCGGATTATTTCCGGCTTTAGCTTCGAGCGACCAAAGTCTGAGTCCAAAGATGCGAAGCGCAAAGCAGAAGCGAAAGAGAAAGAGATTGCAAAACTCGCTGAGTTTGGCACCGCTGAGTTAGAAGAAAAGCGGCAAGCATTGCGGGCTCTGGATACCGATGCGTCAAATCGTGAGGCTGACAAGATCAAAAAAGAGATCAATCGTCGCACGGCTGACGCTATCGATGCTGAGAAAGCGCAGGTCACGGCATTGCGTGACAAGATCATAGCAAGGGTTAAAGATCTTGCTAAGTCTGGCACTTCTGATGCTACGGCATTGCTTGAGCAAGTTGCGTTGCTCTTAGGCTAAAGCCTATCAGTCCGGAATAGTCGACACTTTGTCGATTGTTCCGGTCTTTCCCTTTCTTTCTTAACCTTTATTGGAGACTATATGTCTGTCATTTATGCTTCCGTCGCTGAGTGCGACAAACCCGACAATGGCTTTTGGGGCGATGTCGTTTTCTATATGTTCGTCGAATCCGATGAAAAGCGTGGCAAGCGTGTCAATCTGGGTCGCATCAACTGTGACTACAAAGACCGCTTCGAAGTCGTGGAAAAGTTTAAGAGCGCTAACGCCTTCATTAAACCTAACCGCATCCATGCACACTTCATGATGTCGGAGTTTGTCGAATGAAGCCGACATTCGCTGACATTCACGCTCTGCCCGCCTACGGGCGTGACTACAAATCCGCTGAGGCGGTCATTGCTGACTGGAAGGCTGGCAAGGATTTCCTAGATTTCCTTGAGGGCTTTTATTTCAGCATCCGCGATTCCAGACCTGAGCAGGTTTGGGTTCGATACGACAAGCGTACCAAGTTGGTGCGCGTTCAGTAAAACTTCGCCCGTCATGCTTTTTAGCGTGGCGGGCGTTTTTTTTCGCCTTTTTTCTGGGCGGCAAATTTTGCCGCGCCCGCGAGACCCGTTCCCATGTGAAGCAACGGACTAGTCCTGCCCGCGTGGTGTTGAGCAACTGTTTAGCCCGCATGGTGTGTTGAGCAACGGGGTAGTCCTGTGCATGGCGGGCGGAGTTGACATGGTTTCCACGCCCGCTATATGAAACCAGTCCCCTAACGAACGGACTAGGGCTGTTGGGAATTAACGACATTTTGTCGATCTTTCCACGCCCGCAAGGGAGCGACGCCCGCCAAGTGTTGCTCGCGTCAAGACTCGCACGCAATCCAGGGGAAACCTTACGCATCACCTGATTCGCTCTTATTAGTTGAGGTTAGTAACCACTAACTATATCGCTATCTTACATTTAACCCCCAAAGTCAAGTTCGACAAGATGAATTTAGCACTTCGGCAATGTTACAACTAAACCAAAACGGGTTTTCAGCACGCCCGTAAGTCCTTGATTTTCCTAGCTTCTCTATCTATCTATCTTTAAAAATAATATATATAGAGATCTCTTCGCGGTTGGAAAAAAATTGAGAGGCTCCGGAAATTTTCCTCGCCTCCCGATCGACCTTCGCGGGCTTGGCTCCCCCCAAAAACTTTTCTTCTCTCAATTTTCTCAAAACCGCGAAGAGGCTTATTATCTCTTACATTTATCACGCAACCCCTTGAAAACGCTTGACATTCCCCAAAGTAAGAGATAAGATAAGGCTCGTTATTCCACTCTTATCGAACTTGACTATCCAAAGGAACCCCATGACTGAACCTAAACGCACCCGCACCCCCAAGTACAAGAACGCTGATGACCTCATCAACAACTGTCTCATCCAAGGCTCCGACCTTTGCTTTGTTTGGCCCTATGGTGAAGAGTCCGCCCACAACCCACCCCCGCCTGTTCTTTCCCCTGCTTCGTACCTCACGATGAGACTTAACACCAATTCGGTAGCCCGCATCTTGTTCACCCTTTGCAGGTATGTGCCCGCCTCCAAGCGTCTGGTGAAGTGGTGCACCACCCCTTCGTGCGTCAATCCATACCACCACACCGAAACCACCAAGATGGTGCAATTGCGTTGGGAGTTGTCCTCCATTGAGGGCAAAGCGGGCAGATTCTTTACCGACCTCACCCCCGCCCAAGAAAAGATCAGGCACATCCTACCTTCCCGTGAAATCATCGATGAACTCCAGCCCACCGAGCTCGCCATACTGAAACTGCTTCAGGAAAGCGCGATGCAAGCGGGCCATGATGCCAAGGGACTTCCCGCTAACCTACGCCAAGACAAGGTAATCCCGAACGCCCATAACACTCCGCCCGCTCCCGATGACACCAACTTCAAACCTGTCTTGCGTATGAAAAACTTTGTGCCCCCACCTTCACCCGAAGAAGAAGCCGCCCGCAAAGCCAAGATAGATAAAGAGGCAGAAGATTTCTTCAACAGAGATATCTTCAAGCAGATCGAGGAACGCAAGAGGCGTCTGTTGCAGAAGTCTGTGCAAGACTGGGACTTACCCACCAACTAGCGGAATGAGTGCCGAAAACGCGGAGGGGGTCTTGACTTTGTCAACAATGTATGCTATAATGTACGAAGTACATTAGCTAGTAGAACTTCTTATGTACTTCCTTCCGTAGGTCGGACTTATCGACAGTTTGTCGACTATTCCTTCCTCTTGTGTTGTTTCTTTTATTGGAGATGCCTATGCTCAGATCAACCATCTACTATGCCGTCATCGTGACGGCTTGTATTGCAGTCCTCATCCTCGACCTCTTCTATTGGAGACCGTGATGATGACCCAAACAGAGATTCAGTTTTATATGCTGACCCTTATCGCCCAACTGCGTTGGAAGCACGCCCTCGTCGACTGTCAGGTCGAGGGTCGTGACTACACCGAGATTCATTTCTGGCGCAATCCAGAAACGGAAGAGCTTGTCCTTACCTATTGGGAAATCAATCCATGACACACCATACTACAGAATACGATGACGATCATAACCCGCCGAGACGTACCCACGACTGGTACGCCTGTGTCCATTGCGGGGATGATGTCCACCACGAGCGTTGGTCTTTGGGCTATCACTCGTGCATGCATTGCGGCAATCAAGTCGCGATCTCCGCACGCCAGTCATGGTGTGTGGTGCAACCCTACGGCAAAGGTCCTTATATGTTGGTGACCGAAGCGTCTGCACCCAAGACACTTCTAGATACCAATCAGAAGTACCCCCGCTCGTAACCTTGGAATTGTCGACATGGTGTCGATCGTTCCTTTCTTTGTTCTTGTTCTTTTATTAGGAAACCAAAATGTCAGATATCAAATTTACCCGTCGCGTCAACTTCACAGAAGCCGTTGATCTGCTTCTCAACTGCGGGCATAACTCAGTACACCTTACTGGCGAACCAGGCGTCGGTAAGACCGCGATCCAAGATGTCATCGTCGAGCGCACCGGATACCACAAGGTGTACATCGACGGGCCAAACACCGATGTCGGTCAGGCGGGCATGCCCATCCCTAACCACACGACACGCACCTTGGACTTCTATCCCGCTGAGAGTTTCAAGCTTCACCTCAACGAGCCATGCGTGATCATGATCGACGAGTGGACCAAGACCGATGACTATGTGCGTAACACACTACACCCACTACTACACGAGCGTCGCATGGGTAGCTTCAACTTGCATCCTAAATCTATTGTCTTTACTACCGGTAACAACGATAGCGATGGTGTCGGTGACTCTGCCAAAGCGCACACTCGCAACCGCCAGTCGTGGATGCCGTACATGAAACCCAATGCTGAAGAGTGGCTAGGTTGGGCGGTCAACAATGGCGTTGCGCCTGAGATTCAGGCGTGGGTGCGTGAGTATCCGCATTGCATGGCGTCGTATACCGATGGCGGGCAGAAAGAGAATCCGTACATCTTCAACCCAAGTGACGCATCACAGATTGCGTTTGTCTCGCCTCGCTCTCTGTTCAAGGCATCGCATTGGGTCAATGTGCGTGATCGCCTGACTGACAACGCATTGATTGCGGCACTCGATGGCACTCTGGGTTTCTCAGGCTCGCGTGATTTGCAAGCATACATCTCGATGGCTGATCAACTCCCGACCCGCGAGGCGATCGAGACCAACCCTGACTCTGTGGCTCTGCCCACAAGTCCAGCGGCTCAATGTATTTTGATGTTCAAGGGTGTGTCTGCATGCACTCGTGAAACATTCGGAACATGGATGCGCTTCGTAAAGCGTATGCCTAAAGAAGCACAAGCACTCTTCATCAACAGCTTACTTGAAGTTAAAGCCAAGAAGAATTGGGCTATTGCACACCCTGCGTTCGTGACATGGGCTCGTGAGAACCAGTACATGTTTGCCGGACTCAAGGGATAAATCGACATCGTGTCGAACATTCCAACCAACTAAGGAACTTAAATGAAAACTACCAAGATAGGCGTCCCCGTCAGTTACCGCAACTGCTTCATCGTGCCAGTCAACAAGGGCTTCGATGTTGTTGACAAGACCACCGGCAGGTGGATACATATTGCCAGTCAGCGACTGGCTAAGTGGAACGCGACTGTATGGTCTCGTCTCTCCACCGAGTTTGACTCATCCGCACCGCTCGCCAAGAAGAAGCTGAGAAAGCTTGAGGATACGACGGTCGTTATTGATGTGAAAGCGAAGGTGACATCATGAGAAGTATATGGATAGCGATCGGGCGTGATGACGCCTTCGGCCACACCAACACAACGGAAGATGTGTATGTGTTCGAGTCATCGTTCGATGCCTACAAGTTCATTGCGGGCATCAAACACTACAAAGATATTCCCGAGCGGATACGCAACCAAGATTGGTCGGTTGATGAATACCCCATCAACCCGAACAAGATGGAGGCGATCATTGACTTTCACAGAACTCACAAGAGGGACAGCCATGAGTGACAACGACTTCTTGCAATTCATCCTGCTCGTATGGGCGGGCGTGGCTACCGGTCTGTGGATTGATGCCAAGCGTGAGATCAAGCTAACCAAGAAGATCATCGTTCATCTTGTCGAGAACAAAGACGAGCGTGAGAAGTTCTTCGCGGGCTTCGATCTTATGCTCAAGTCTAAGGGGAACTTCGATGATCGATAAGACGCAACTGAATAACTTTTACCGTTCTGGCATGGGGTTCGCGGCACAACTGCGACTCCTTGGAGAACATGACCTAGCCCATTACATTGAAGTAATGACTTTAAGAATGAAAGAGGAATTAGAAAATGATATTGAAACCAAAACTCAAAGCTGAACAACGCATTGAGCTTGTTCATGTTAGCTTGATGCGTAACCCGCAGTTCGCATTGTTCGCTGGTCTGTTCATGGTCGGTCGCACAAGTGTGTCCGATACTGTACCGACTGCTCGCACCAACGGCAGAGATGCTGAGTACGGGCGTGGCTTCGTGGATAGTCTTAGTGATAAGGAACTTGCCTTTCTTGTCATGCACGAGAACATGCACAAGTGCTACCGCCACCTGACAACATGGAAGGGGTTGCATGAGGTCAACCATCAGATCGCTAACATGGCATGCGACCATGTGATCAACATCCAGTTGTACGATATGGACCCGACCGAGAATGTGTTGTCTCATCCTCGCGACCCCAAGACTGGTAAGTATCAGGGTTGCTTCGATGAACGCTTCCGTGGTATGGATGCCAAGCAAGTCTTTGATATCTTGATCAAGGAACAACCTGAGCCGCCCCCTCGCGGTCGCCCATGTGATGATGGCGACGAGTCTGACATCAGCGGTCCGGTAGGTGGGAAAGATCGACAAGATGTCGGTAATTCCCTCGACGAGCATGACTGGCAAGGCGCACAGGATGGTCTGTCTGAAGAAGAAAAGAAACAGTTAGAACAGGACATCGATCATGCGCTGCGCCAAGGCGCGATCTATGCGGGCAAGGTAGGTGGCAACATGACCAGAGAGATTGGTGAACTGCTCGCACCGAAGGTTGACTGGCGTGAAGTGCTCAAGCGTTTCGTCAAGACGAATCTGCGCGGGCGTGACGCACCATCGTGGCGCAAGGCTCACAAGAACTACTTGTGGCAAGACGTCATCCTGCCTGCGATTATCGGCAAGAAGATGAAGCACCTCGTGATCGCGATGGACACATCGGGTTCTGTGCATGGCCCGCTACTCGATGCGTTTATGAGCGAGCTTAACAAGGTCATACTAGATACTTGCCCCGAGCGTGTCGACATTCTGTACTGGGATACCCGAGTGGATAGGCATGAGACATACACCAACGATCTCAAGGGTATCGTTAGTAGAACTACGCCTAGCGGTGGTGGTGGCACTAACCCTGACTGCGTACCCAAGTTCATGCAAGATCAAAAGCTAAAGCCTGATGCTCTTGTGGTTCTAACGGATGGGTATATGCACAGCAACCCCGGCGCATGGGCATCGTTGACTGCGCCCACATTGTGGTGCGTGATCGGTAACGCTGACTACATACCGCCCAAGGGTCAGATCGTAAACATTAAGGAGGTTTGAAATGGAAGTCTTATTACATATCGGTGGCGAGAAGTTCGTCATGAATATCTCTGAGGCAATGGGTGTGTGCGAGGTACTGAACGCATGCAACCGCCTTGGTAAAGAGTGGAACACCGCACAGGCTAAGAATGTGACGATGTTTGTTAACCCCGACA